GGAATAATCGCCAACAACCTTGATAGTGTAGCCGCGGCGTTTGGCTTCTTCTGCAAAAAAGATCAAAGGATTTCTCATCATTACACCACCATAATAACATATTGGAGGACCTTGGCAAGCGTTATTTTGCATTTAATGTGTGAATTTTGTCCTCTATTATGCCGAAGTTGATTCCTATGACATTTTTGGTTTTCATACTATGGAATGGGTAATTACCATTGGGGAAAACCATCTTAAAACTCACATCCGGGTGTTTATTCGCAAACCACTCAAAATACCTTACTCTCCTGAAGGAATCTGCATAGGAAGTTGCAGTATCAGGTCCATACGCATTTGTGTCTTTGTAGAGGTTATCCAAACAAACCTCACTTTTCAACAGGAAATCAAACCCAAAACAATACAATACATCATGGTCCGCTTTGATTGCTTCCATCATTGCGTTCATTCCAGCGTTTGACCGAGGTTGACCAGGGTTAAACTCAGCAGGTTCATACTGTTCATCTTTAGGGGGTACAATAAACCGGTCTTGGGGGAAATCAGATTTCTCGATTTCTGCTATGATGGGGTCATCAATAGACACCAGAAAATCTGGGACAATGTACGGTGGTTTAAAATCACGGTAGAGGGCATTGCAACCATAGATGGTACCATGACCAACCAATAGGTTCAAATCGAACCCCTCTCTGGTCCTACCATTACCGATTATGAAGGCTACATTATTCAAAGTTGTCATCATCCACATCCTCATCCTCATACTCTAGGAGGTTCAGGTAATCCTTGATGTTGAAGGGTTTCCTCTTATACGGATCCACTTTAGGCTTCTTCTTAGAACCCCACTCGTCTTCTTCTTTTTGTAATTTCTTTCTGAGGTCTTTGTATTTTTTCATCGTGTTTACGTCTGTTACATGGGTAGTGTTTGCTCAGGTAGCGGAGCGTTTTTGATTCTCTTGTCTGCTACCTTATAGTATTCTTCTTCCTTCTCAATCCCGATAAACTCAAATCCTTCACTCTTTGCAGCCATCCCAGTGGAACCAGAACCCATGAATGGGTCAAGGACTGTACCACCCTCTGGTGTCACAAGGCGACACAGGTATTTCATCAACTCGACTGGTTTAACGGTGGGGTGTGTGTTCTTTGCGGGTGTCGTATCATTCGTCCATTCACCGGCTTTATTCCAACGGACAGGTTTACCATCTTTCATGTCATCCAGTCCACCATCCCGTTCTTTTCTTGATACCTTCGGACAGTAGAAATATCTTGATGCAGAACTCCCATTTCCATATCCTATCATTTCATCACTTATAACATCACTTCCATCATGCATTACATTGGCAGGGAATCTGCCTAATTCGCTTGACCTTATATCTACACCAGTATATCCACCAACAAAAACATCCTTTGCCATCTTATCAGTTTTCCAAGTTCCTTTACCGCCTAGTCTTGGATCATCATCTTTAGATAATCCTACTCTACATCCATCAATGTTAATGCCACCTGTTCCATATTTCTCTCTGTTATTTTTATTTGTTCCTTCAATAAACTTTCTTGCCATCACAATCGGTTCATGTGCGGGCTTGAGAGCAGTTCCCCATCCATCACCAAGATTGTGTGACTTGGGAAATCCACTTCCATACAGCCATATAATCTGGTCCCGTATCTCAAACCCTGCGTCCTCTACTGCAACTGCCATTCTGTGGTAGTTACGGGAAGCAGAAAACGCAAGCAGATGACCACCCGGTTTCAAGAGTTTCAATGCAAGTTCCCAAGTCTCTCTGCGAAATGCGATGTCTCCACCGTCCCATTCCTGGCCCATAAATCCTGTGCCGACTAATCTAGAATATCCATCTGACTTATTCCTCACTTTCTCAGATGTATAGGTATCATCTTCGGGCGAAGTATTCTTGAACCTATCCACTATAGACTGGAGGTGATACGGTGGGTCTGTTACGATGGAGTCCACTTGAACCCCTTCGTCAATCATTTTCTGCATCCGGTCAAGGCAATCGTCGTTATACAACTTCATCTTGTCCTAATTCTGTTATGTCAATATCCAGTTGGTCTTTGAACCACTTTGCGACAAGGTTTCGGTGACAAAACTGATCCGGTTTCTCCCAACATAGGAGTGTAACTTCCTCATTATATATACTGGTCAAGTACGCATAGATGACATCAGCATCTAACAAGTTAAGAACCTTCTCATGGTATTCTTTAGTGTATTGGTCTTTATCAATCTTGCCAGATTTGTAGTCTTTTAGGGTGTCATACTTCGGAGCCAGACGCATATACTGAGCACCTACGTACCATCGTGGGGCACTCGCAGCAATTGAGATTGGTTTGGTTACGTTCTTGATATTACTGAAATAGGATGTCCTCATTAATACTCTTCCCGAAGCTTAGGTTTTCTCATGAAGTAGTGCAATTTTTCAATTGCTTTCTTGTGTTGGTTCTTTTGTGACTGCCAGTACCCCATATCATTCTCGTATTTGGTACCTCTAATTCTCTTGATATGATGGTTACAATCTTGGACATGATTCTCATGCCATTTGATTAGTTGTCTTGTAGCAAATTGTTTCTTCAACAAATGCCTTCTCATTTTTGCAAGTCCGAATTCCATTTTAATATGACAAAAATCCGGGGTAGGCTTCGTTCACCAACTTCTCGGATAATTCTTTGACCTTCTTGTCCTTCAGCCTGAGTAGCAACTCAGCATCTTCTGGGTGAATGGTCTCTAAAAGGTCAATAAAGAGTCCTTCCCGTTTAATCTGGTTCAGGTTGGGGTTACCACCCTCAACATACAGGTACAACTTAGAAACATTCGCATGTAACACTTCTTCACAATCAATAGCCTCATCACCCTCCAATTTATCAAATGGCGGGTTACCCTCAGGTAATAGGAAATTGATATGTGGATTTACACAATAAGCACAAAATTCCCTTAAGGTTGGGCTATCATTTTGTCGCAAAACTTCAACTTTCTTCTTAAGCGACTTAGCTTTTTTCACTTCTTTAAAAATCTCAAACATAGGTTTCATCATGATCTTGTCTTTCTTCTAGTTAAAAATCCTGGAGGTCGTTCATCAACATTTTCATCCTATGCTTAATGAAGTAACCAAATATCTTGTTGCGTTTGGCATCATGTTTTTCGTTATAGGTATCTATAATTTCTTTCTGTATTTCCGCTGGTGTAAAGAGCAAATTAATCAGTTGTTCGTTCCTCTTGAACCCACGTAATTTGTTCTCATCGAAGTCCTCAACCTCACAGTCCATCCAACCCGTAAGTCTCTTTTCGGTTATCCTACGTTGACGGGACCCGTTCACAAACGTATCGTCCTTTGACAGAAAATTTGGGATACCGTCTGTACGGTCACCACGTATGATATGCTCTTTCAGATATGTCATGGGGTCTTTGTCCCGTATGAACCTCTTGGTTCTAGGTGACCATTGTGTGATATACTTGTTGGTTTGTAACTGTCGGAAATCCTTGTCAGAACTTACAATCACAGTATCTTCGTCAGCTATCCTACATAAAAGTCCTATGATGTCGTCTGCTTCGGCTTTTGTTATGTGTATCACCTTGTAGGGGAAATACTCAACCAATTCTTGCTTCATCTTGTCTATGATGTCAAAAATCAACTTCCAATCCATATCGGACTCGTCACGATCCTTCTTACGGTGGGCCTTGTAGTATGGAAAAATGTCCTTTCTCCAGCTCCTCTTATCATCACAACAGATGACAAGTTCACCATATTTGTCCTTGAATCTTGTTCTGTAATACCTGAGGGAATTTAAAGCAAGATGCCTTATCATATCCTCATTTATATTAGCGTGCTTTTTGTGACCAAACGCAACCATTATACTGGCTATAACGACTTGGTTGAAATCAATCAATATTGCCATGATGTATTATTCTTCTATCGGGTGTCCTTCTTCTTCTTCTATTTCCTCTTCCATTTTTTCTTCTGCTTCTCTGGCTAATGCTGTCATTTCGTTTACCTTCATTTGTATAGGATGCTCAATAGTCATGGTATTATATAGACAAGATTTTAAGGCTTCTATAGAGAACATAAAGTGGATAAAAAATTCTTCGGTGTGGACATTGAACCCCTGCATAGCCAACCTTTGTATTAGACCTTGAGCATAATTGTCTATATACGCATCAACAAAATTTCTCTTGTTAGCAGTAATTTCTTTCTTGGTTTCATCTGAGAGACCAGCCCGAGCTTTACTCAAATCAAAGACCCCAGGAAACATCACCACGTTGTTTGAATCGGTTGTGTCGTCTGTTATCATTTAATAATCCTTAGTAAGATGGTGCTGCTATTTATTCTTCCTGTGAGATGGACTTCTTTGGTTGTTAGCTCTTTCAACAGTTTTCTGAGTATAATCTTACCGCCATTGAGGCACTTATCAATGGTATCTCTTGGCTTCCGTAACTTTTTGGCGACGGATGTAGATGGTACAAAGTTGAGGATGGTGCAACCCTTGACCGATAGACCACCTCGGTCTACTGCTCGGTACACTCCGAGTGTCCTGTACTTGGTATTATAAACCCACAACTGGTCTGCACCTACAATCTGTGTTGGTGTTATGGACACTAACTTGAGTGTCTTGTCCTTTTCCTGATACTTGAGTTTGGATGTGAGCTGTAATGCGGTCTTCTGTTTCTTCTTCCTCGGTTTCTTGACCGTCGTTGCCTTCTGATTGGTAGCCCACCTCTCCGCATCTGAAATGATGTCCAGTATGAACGTTAGATATTTCTTTGCATTGGTCTTTGTTAGACCATATGACCTACCCAACTCAGACCTAGGCTTGTCGAACACCTGTTGTATTTCACCCAAGAGGGGCTTGTAATATGTTGCGATTTTGTTTGATTGCATCGCCTTGACTTTGTTGGTCTGTAACCATTCGTACATGTTGACTTCAGATATGAACCCATTCTCAAGAAACTCATCAATATGGCTTTCAACTTCACCAATGTAGTTGGAGACCTGTTCACGTATTTTCTGTTGGATGTTGGGTTTGTGTTTGGTTTTTTCCTCTTTGAGTACCTGTTTGGTTTTTTCCAGTTCCTTCCCGTATTCCCGGAGGGCTACTAACTCGTTTGACAACCAATCTGTGGATTGTTTGGAGAGTTCGCCATTATTGTTAAGTATCCAACAATGCTTGCCTACGCCAATAAACTTCCAGTCTTGAATTACTGAGAGTACTTTGCTATTCTTCTTGTCATATAGCAGGGTTTCTTTCTTGAGTTTTTTGGGATTCAGGGTATAGTTTGCATACAACATTGCCGTGGTCAATTCACGGTCATAACCGGCATGACTCAGCACCAAATGCTCAAAATTTGGCACCGTATACCCAGCTTCATTCCGTTTTTGTCTCTTAACCATTTCCTACTATTATACTATATTATCTTGTATTAGTCAAGTCTTTTTTCCCAATACGAGGCGTAGAATGACTTCAATTCGTCGTCTGTTCCTGATATTGGAATACCAAAGTTACTCATATCCTGCATCACTAATTGTTCCAATTCACTCAACACAGGAATATCACTATAGGTCTGCATAAGCCGACCTGTCGGTTTGTGGTTCCATTGTTGGCGCCTGTACCATTATTGAATTCAAGAAATTAGTCCACTCTTGACTTCTCACTTCCCAAGAATAAAACCTATCAAAATACATTTTTTGGAACCTTAGGTTATTTTGCACCTCTGAGTCCCAATAGTGTTCAATTGCTGCATTAAGAACGTTAGCGTGTAACTTAGCGTGTATTTCATGGTTTTCATGGAAGTCATACGTCCATGCCATGTTTGCACAGGTCTCAGGCAACGCTGCATAATTAGGACACACGGTCACACACTTTGCGCTCATCGCTTCAAGAACAGAAATACAAGAGGTTTCTGGCCAAATTGACGGGTATGCAAAGATATGTGCTTTCTTTAGAGCCTCTCTAACTTCGTCATTTGAAACTGCACCGTGATAGTTGATTTGTGGATGTTCATTACAATAATCAAATAGAGGTGCAAATGCTTCATCTTTTTTATCCCAACCATATATAGAAAAACTAGAATAGACATCAAGAGTAACATCTGTGTGTTTTGTTGAAATCAAATCAAATGCTGACAATAACACGTTCAACCCTCTATGGGGGGTTGTGTGATAAATTATGTTAATGGGTTCTTTGGGTCCAGGTTTTTTATGTTCCTCAATAGGGTAGATTGCATTTTTCAATACAACACCCTTAGATGGGGGAATTCCATGGAACCATTCATACATCTGTTTCTGCCAGTTTGACACGTAAACCAAACGCCTGAATTGGTCCAAACTTTCTGGATTTGCTAGGTGTGCTGATTCTGGGTCATCTGCGGTGTCATGTAACCATAAAACTCTTGGTTTGTCTTCAAGTTTTCTGACCCTAGATTGGATGATTTGATACTTATCAAGCAACTCTACTGATACGTTCTCTTGCAACCATTTCATCATAAGTTCTGTGCCACCCATAGCATTTCCGGTGGGTGACACTTCATTAAACGACCATATATCATTCACGGTATTGGCTTCATCTAAGCCTGTCACATTCAATTCTGTCATTCATCTTCTCCATTGCGATAATTTGGTGGACCTACAGGTGGTTGGAAACTTTCATGCCTATAAGCCCGAGCGTTAGACCAACCATCATCATATCCTTCTTTGTATTTATCCTTCATTGCGTGATTAATTTTCTGTTCCAAGAAATCTTTTACCTCATCCTCTAGGGATGGTAGTAAATTCTCAGTAAGTTGTGCAACTACAACACCCCTAAACTGAATGTCCTTGTCAATGACCTTAAACATTGTTTATCCTTTTATCCATAGGTTAATCCTCTTTCTTTTCTATATAAAAATTCATCAAATTCTCTAATGGCATATTCAGCAACCATATTATCGTCGTTGTATACCCATATGGGCATTAACATTTTTTGTATTATATTCTGTCATATCACTATCAATATAAGGCATACCTTCTAATTTCTTTCTTCCGTCCCTTGAAGATTTCTCCCAAATCAAATCATTACCTTTTGGATAATTTAAGTTCCATTCTACATTTGATTTCTTTAGAAGTTTTCTTGCTTTCTTATTAAGAGGAAGTATATAACGAAATTGTTTTCCATATATCTTAGTTATACCTTTATGATCAAGAAAATCTTGTGTTAACCAATATATCCGTTCACCCTTCTTATCTTTAAAAAAGTCTGGTTCTCTTTTCAATTTAAATTGAACATTTTCATCACATAACCTTCTACTAGACCTTGGATGTATCTTTTCACCTTTATCACTAATATAAATTTGTGTCCAAATAAATCCACCATACAGAAAATTTGCAGCCTGATATACATAGCCAGGTTTTCCCATTATACCATCTGACCAGGTATAGAGAAATTGTTTCTCAGGACAATTTACTTTCATCCACTTTACAACACCAGATAACATTTGTGATTCAGAGTTTTTTGGCATCTCTGGTTTCATACACATTTTACCAATCTCATAATAATCTTTTGTATCCAAACCATCAAAAAGTTTTGCAATGGTTGCTTTGGGTTGAGTTCCCCACCCTAAAGTCAACGCACCAACCAATTCATCTTTCAAAAAACATCCTAGAAAATGTTTAGTAAGTCTGGGCATTATCTTAGAATAGTGATAAGTTTGAACCAACTCTGTAGAACCAAACCGACTTATCTCTTTTATTTCAAAATCATACTTCACAATTCCGAATCCTGAGCTTCGTTATAAAGTGACTTCATTCTCTCCTAATTTAGAACTCGATTGTCAAATGGTTGTATCTCGTCAAGGCTACCCCATATCGTTTGCATTATCGCCTCAAAATCATCTTCATCAAGCATAACCTTGTACATGCGGATAGAATGTGTTATCAGAACCGATGCAACCTCTAGGGGTGTATATTGTTCATTAACACACAAGTCCTCTGTTAGTTCGTGAAGTTTGTTGTATATGTCTTTTATGTTTTGTTCATCAGGCAACATCTTAACGTCCTCTACGAGATACAATTTGCCATGTATCCCGTTTTATTCTACAAGCTGCAATTTTATTTGAATACAGTTGGTTGTTAATCCTTACCGTTTCTAGTATCTCACGACAATATTGTCCATTTGGTTGTCTAAAGGTGGATATTGGCATAAAGTTACCATAATTATCAGTGTAGGGGTTATGCCAATTGGCTTGTCTGTGGCTTGGATTATATTCTGCTGCTTGAATAAAAGCGTTCCTCGGATAGGAACTATGATCTGCGTAACTGTTCATTAGGTTATAACCTAATAGACCACCCGCTACTGCACCAGCCGACATCAATGCCGTTTTTCTAGCTGGAGTGTTACCCAGAGAATAACCTAATGCTCCACCAAGTGCAGCACCAACAGGAATACCTATACTTGCTGAAGCACCAGGATATCCTGTTCGATATTGTTGGTGCGTAGGCATATTTTGACATCCTACCAGTAAGAATGTTGATAATACCACAAAGACTTTCTTATGCAGTGAATTTTTTACCATCTAATAGTCCCGTAACTTTGTTGATTACGGCCTCCTCATATAATCTAAATGTGATTCCAGCCTCGTCAAACATCTCTAATGACCTCTTACTAGAATCACTCCATTTTTCAGTAGGCACATAGAGATCATGAACGATAACCTCTTTGATGCCTGACTGAATAATCGCAATCGCACACCCAGAACATGGTATCCATTGGGTGTAGATACGACAATCTTTTAGAGGTACACCTATCCTGGCTGCGTTGTATACAGCATTTCTCTCAGCATGGGCATACCAATGATATTTTTCTGGTCGTTTGTGTCTGTCTCTTTGTGGACGTACACCTCTTGCAAGACCGTTATATCCTGTAGATACAATCTCATTATCTGGTCCAACAATGACCGCTCCAACATGTGTGGAGGAGTCTTCACTTTTCATTGCAACGAGGTAGGCCATACTCATAAAGAGTCTGTCCCACGTTATCTCATTTTTCTTCATCTCTCTTAAACCAATTCTCTATTCCATGACCATGAGTCCACCGGTATTGATTTTCTTGGACCCAACAAGACCGACATAAAAGTATATACTCGCTTCTTGCCCGGTTGGGTGTATACCAGCGACCATAGTAGGTTGTTTCGCCTTCTCCTAACGTATAGGACCGCACTTCACCGGTATCTGTAGTGCAGTGTGAACCTTCGCAATTGGGGTTATGCGTAGAAGATACACCATAACCCTCGTAGACCTGCTGTCTATGGTCGGTCATTTTACATCATTTCGTCGGCCGAGGCCTCGGCGGCGGCGGACGTCCGCCGCGGCGCGCCGCCGCGGGATGGCCAGGTGAACCTTCGGACCCACGTTTTGTAATAGTCGTACCCTGTTGAATCTCGTTTCCTTATTACCATAAAATTTTGAGACATAGTGTGATGCGGGTGTCGCTCTCATAAGGAAGCAATCACCGGCTGTTATATTAAAGTCTAACTTACTGAAGAAGTATCCGTAGTTACCCTTCCTATCCACGATTTGATAGACGGGTGCCTCACCCAGAATCGAATTTGTATCTGGACCATAGTATGGTGAGCCATGCGTGTCCATGTGTGGTTGACCTGGGCGTTTTATATTAAGCAGTTTAACAAAAAATTCACCCCGTTTGCGGAGTTCTCCTAGAAATTCAGAGTTCTTTCGCTTCTGACTTTCTTCCAACTTGTTGTCATGGGTTTCTTTAAGTTTGAAGATACAACATACAAAAGGTATATCCTTATTGCTGAGACCAATTGGACCGCTCGGTGTCCCATATGGGTCACTAGCTCGGGTTATCTTCTGTTTCACAGTAGCGAGGAATTCATTCTGGGAATCCAGACCCCCGCCTTCTAGGTTGGTGATCCATTTAATAACTGCGTTAGCTTGTCGGACTTTTACGGGAGACCGAGTGCCCTTTTCACAATTTTCTACATACTTGTCAACACGTTTTAAGACCTGACTGACAGTTGATTCTTTGGCTGGATGGTTAAATGCGACCTCTTTGGAAACATACTCATCATTGTTCAGTTCCAAGACCTCTTTGACGCAGCATAAAACGTCTACCACTGGATAGTATAATGGACAGCGTTGAGTGGGTTTAGATGTACTGGTTTTCTTAGCCATAACGACGTAATTCCTTTAAAATTTGTTCACTCATATTACTATTATAACACATTTGGGACCCGTGGCAAGCATAAAATGCCTTATCCGTCTAATAAATTCTCTATTACCAACTGCCACGTTTCGCCCTCAGGCAAGGTCCTAGCATCAATAGGGCCAGTTTTGTCATATATGTAGTATAACTGACCGTTCCATTCTATCGGTGCTGGTTCAAATTCGTATGACAAATGCTCTGTGACTTTCTTAAGTTTCATAAATACCATAGCACATATTATTATTATACATACCGTATATAGTAATGTCAAGCAAAAAAAGAAGGAATATGCTATGAAGAAAATTTTTGCAACAATCGCTACCGCACTGTTTCTCGCAGGATGTGCTACTGCCCCACTGGTCGCCGTAGGCGTCGTAGGTGGTGCCGTAGGAGTCGATTATGCTACCGATGGTAAGTATGGTTGGACACCTGCATGGAACTGGATGTGCAATGCAGTTGGAGGAGACTGTGGTAATGATGAAGAAGTAGAAGACTTAGACGAAGACGCTCCTGTTGGTTAATCCAGGTTACTAAAAAAGTATAAATATATGAGTGAAAAATGTTATATATACCATATGTGAATATATATATTAGAGACAATCTTCAAAGGAGATAAATATGTCAGGATTAGTAGAAACTAAAAATTGGTGGGAATCCCGTTCAGTTTGGGGCGGTGTAATGGCCGTCGTTGCCGGTGTTGCCGGATGGATGGGTTACAATGTTCCCGTTGAACTTCAGGGACTATTAACAGATAGTCTGTTAAGTGTTGTCGCTACAGTCGGTGGTATTCTTGCCGTCTATGGACGTGTCAAAGCAACCGCTTCTGTAGAATAATAATATACAATTTCGTACGAAATTTAACCGGGAAGGTCCCAGACCTTCCCGGTTTTTATGCTTGTCTGGTGACCCCACCGGGGATTGAACCCAGACCACTAGATTGAAAATCTAATATTCTAACCATTAAACTATGGGGTCCTTATGGTGCCGACGGGAAAGAATCGAACTTCCGTCTAGGCCTTACAAAGACCTTGCTACACCACTCAGCTACGTCGGCCTTGTTTTTCGTTCCACACACAACTTATGTCACGTAATTCATAGACGGTACTACCATGACCCTCAAAAGCGAGTACATAGTGTTTTTTTGCACCCGGTGGGGTGTAATAATCTACCACCTTACATTTTATTCGTCCAGGGAGTCCCACAGCAATGTAAACTGTATCACCAATAGCATGGTCTGATTCATTTCGTTTTTTGTTTTTGAATAGCCAAGGTTTTCTAATGTTAACCATCGGTTTTCTCCTAGTTTTGGAGCGGTCAGAGGGAATCGAACCCTGCTCAGCATGGCTTGGAAGGCCAGCGACTGAAACCATCAGCTTAACCGCAATCTGTATTTATAGTGTTTAGTCATCACTTTTCAAATTTATCATATGAGGTTTTCTTAAACGCTCTACTAAATCCTTATCTAGATAGGTGTTTTTACCTTTAACAGCAGCATCTAATTGAGCAATCCTACGTTCTACAAGTGTCCGTGTCCTACGAACTCCCTTAAGAATGTCTTTGTTTACGTTAGGTCTCTGACCCTTAGAAAACGTGGATTCTGTTTTTGAACTTCTTCTTCCCATCTATATCTTAATATTCTTATAACTGTTTATATCTGTTGAATCTACGCAATAATTTTTGATAAACGAATCGAAAAACTTCACAACATTCTCATGATATATAGGTTCATAATACACGTTATTCCATGCTGTGTCAAGCGAATTTATATCACCCTTAATGGTCACACAATCATACTCTGCCTGTCCAAAAGTGACAACAGGTTTCTTGTGTAATAGGGCTTCAAACCCCGCACCTGAGTTGACTGTATAGACACAGAAACATTTTGACAACAGGTCATGGATAGACACGTTGTCTACCCACAGTGTATCTGGGTGTAACACAGTTTTCAATGAAGCCATACTACCTGGATTTACAGGGTGACCCTTGACGACAAGGGGTACTTTATGTTGATGACACCAAAGAGACAGTTTATCTAGTGTTTCCTCTACGGTGACATCCGAATGATACTTAATAGTTTCATCATGTGGTATCTGACCGGGGAAGAATATGAAATCTTCTGGTAGTTCAACCTTGTCCGACTGTTCGGGTTGGTCAAACTTACTCTCGTTACTCATGATACGAGATGCCAATTTGTTGAACACTGTCTCGTCAAATTCACCCTCAGGCTTCCATGGGTAGTCTGTGGAAGTTCCACCCCACCCAGTCCTATTCACGGTGAATAACCACGGGAACACGGTCTGCATATAATACCTTGCGTTACCCTTATATTTGAATTGTTCTTGATTTTTATGAGGAATGAACACCAAGTCGGGTCCGTATTGGTCTATCAATTCAGGCGTGAATGTCCATAACGGACCATCAAGAATCTTTACATTATGCTCTGTGTCTTTGAGGTAATCAATCAACTTCCATATGAAATCCTGCCAGTGTTGCCGGATAGGAGGTAGGTTGTCCTCTCTGTTGATACCTAAAGCGGGTTGCAACCGTTTGAAAGGCACACCTAACCATGGTTTGAGTACTAATATGTTCATGGGCTGTTCCGCCAAAATCGTTCTGTTATCCCTGATTGCATCAGGTATTTGCTTTTCTCTCTAAGGTAAGGTAGGCTAGTATCTTTCCTTGGTCCTTTTCCTGTCCAGATTGAGGCATCACGCTCTTCATCAAATTCCCAATCCATATAGTTGATGTCATATTTATACACTCTATTCTGATCCACTACAGGGGAATTGGTGTAAATATGGTGCAGTGCATGTTGGTCTAAGAACCATTCTAGCTTATTTTCCTTTATCATATCTGCTACTAACTTGATAAACGTATATCCCTCAATACCTTGTAGTGTCACGATACCCGCCGCAACTTGCATACCCGGTTGTTCATGGGGTCGTAGGAACAATCCAATCTTCTCTTTCGGAAATTCCAACTTCTTTCTGACAATACAATCAATATCCAAGATGATAAAATCGGTGTTGCCAATCGGGTCCCATTGGGAGTTGCAGTTGATTAGGTCACATACCCGTAAAAATCTGTTGCAAGCATAATAGGTTCTCGTTGCATCAGCTGAGAAACTTTTCATGAGGTCAAAAAATTCATAACTCCACGTAACATCGGTATCAACATCGTGGGACAGTCTCGTAATCTCTGTGAACACACTATCATCGGGGTTCATCAGGTGGAGATGCACGTTGTTGCCATGGGTTGCAGCAGAATAGATAAACGATGCTGCATGTTGCCAAAAATAGATAGAGTCACACGATGCAAATACACAGGGTTGGGTTGGGGCTTGACCACCAATAGAATACGTAGTCTGGGCAACTTCCACGTTCATAATGCTTGTAAAATTCCTGTAAGAAAGATAACAGCACCAACCGTGTTGATAAAAATAATCGCTCGGTCATGCCATAGCATACCAACTATTAACCACCCTATTACACCTACTAAGTGTAGTATTAAATTGAAGGGATAGTAATCTGGCCCTACACTTGTCAATACCATACCAAACAACAGGATGATGCTTGATACCCATTTGATATACCAACTAGCATCCTTACTAGGTGTTATCTTCTTGTAAACCCTAGAGGAATCAAGTGCTTTGATTTTGTCATCTAGATTGAAATTTTCTTTCTTATCTGGCATTGTAACATGTTATCCATAAATGTCTTGGGTGATTGTCGGACCTCCATACGGTATCGTCTGTTGGTTTCCTCACAACGTCTGTGAAGTTTTCGGTTTCTAAAATCAACTTGAGGTATTCGTGATTGTAACCCATCTTGTGTACGTCCCAGTTCTCGGTCATCCCTTCTCGTTGCCACCCCCAGAAACCACCACGGGCAGCCTCGTAATCGCCATCCAACCATTCTTGGACGTGCCAATCCATATCAGGGACTATCATTTCCAGTAGACCACCCGGTATCAACACCTTACTCCAAGCCTTCAATGTCACAAAGGTCTGTTCATATGTCAGGTGTTCAAAGAAATGTCTTGAATATATTTCTCCAACCGTATTTGGCTTTGTGTGTTCTGGAATTTCCCATGCATTACACACAAATTTCACATATGGAGTAGCTCTAACGTCCACTCCAAGATAGCCTTCATGGTGCTTTCTTGGTCTATCACCGCAGCCAAATTCGAGCTTCAGCATTACCGATACACATCACCGTTTTGTTTGATTTTCTCGTCTTCGTAATCTTCGGCAACTCGTCTGTAGAACTCCTGCTTCGCAGATTCTAGGACACCAACAATATCGTTGATGGTGCTGTAACTGAGTTTCTTGTAGTTGAGGTATTTGTTACACAACCTTGTCACTTCAAAGTTCAACTCACCAACTGTTTCCGCTGGGTAATTCAAATTCTCAATCTCATTCCGTCGTTTCACTTCAATATAAGGCATTATTTGTATATCCCTAATAGTTCATTAATATCATCAATCGCTTCATCAAACACCCATCTTTCCTCCATGATGTTCATCTTCTCAAAGTCATAGAAATATAACCATGGAACACTACTGTATGTTGCGGGGTGGTCAATCAATCGTTGGTCATCCGTGACCAAGAAGATAGGTTTGTTTAGAGAAGCTGCCCACGCTATTTCAAAGATAGTGCCATAGGATGGTCGCCTCTCGTTGATTTCCTTAGGCAGGAACGCTAGTGTCGCATCACACCGTTGGACATCCATGAAATTCTTGGTGAATATCTCTTTCTTTCTTAGGTCATGGGTGTAATGGGACCTTTTGGTGACGGGGTAGTCTAACCTCACTGGAGTTACACCAACGATATTCTCTAGGAATTGCTCCTTGACATGTATTCTCCAGTCGTTTATTTCGTTGTCATTACAACCTTCTATGGGACCCGCTAGGTACACATAATTTTTATTCATCTCTCAACTCATATTATTTCTCTATTATATTCAAGTATACAGTAGATTTCAATGAATGTCAAGCATTTATTCGCCTCGGCTTACATCAAATTGGTTTGCAGAGGTGTACCCCTTCTGGGATAATTTTGTGTATTCACCATATGGCTCTATATTGTGTAACTTTCCCTTGTTACCCGGTACATAATCATCAACCTTATATCCATCATCAAGAGACTCCTGATATAGCTTATCAAACAGTTCCACAACGTCGTCCCTACGGTGTGCAAGAAACTCACCATCAAACCAGTGTGCAGCAATTGCTTCTTCCTTTGTAATACCGAGTGACTTCTGTAACCGTTCCAATACATACTTACCATGCATTTGGGTTCTCATATCGGTGTAGTGGAGAATTTTGATGTCTTCCAACTTGTCATTCTCACCATCGAAATTGTTCCACTGCCTGTCAAAAGTTTGTAACAGGTGTATATTTTGAGCAAAGAAATTGAATGTCCTCTGGTGCGAATCCTCTACTGACCGTAACCTTTCGATAGGTAGAAGGTGTTCTTCTGCACGTTCATTGTGCCATTTACAGACACAGAATCTCCAACCACCCTTGTTCATGGCAACCTTGCCGTCTTCCCACGGTTCGTTCCATAGTTCTGCAAGGTCTTGAAGTACCAGCATGTCATGGTCCATATAGATTGACTGACCTTTGAAGCCACACGCAGCAGGGATCCCCCACCTGTATCCAGAGAATGGTGTCGGCCATTGTTGCGTTTGCCAACCCTTCTGTTCTTTAACATCGGCATACCAGAAATCGTTTGGGTCATGGGACTGTTTCATCCAATGGATTTCAACAGGCATGGTTGTGTTTTTTCGTATGGTATATTCCAATACCATCTGTGCTTCAGCGTCTTCACCGTTTGCTGAAGTGCCAATATAGACCACTACTGGTCCGTCGTATATAGTGTCTTTCTTCTTTGCCATCATATTTTACTCCTTATTACCAAGGTGGGTTCACACCACACGGCCAAGATACTCTTATTGAACCATGAATTGCAAGTCTGATACATTCTTCAGTTGTCTCGCCCCTACAATGCCATCCAAACACATTACCAACAACTAACGTGTCTGCGGGAACTGGACATGGTTCCAGTTTCCGTCCCCTTTCCTCCAATTCTTCCAGACCCATACGTAAACTACCACCCATATGACCGACTGTCTTCCAATAGTCTAGTGTGCCATCACAACACTTGATGGACTCGTCATACCAGTATTCAAGGTTCTCCTTCGCAAAATCGTCATCGTCTTTGATTATGTGAGTGTTCTTGGAGATCATGAAAGGACTCTTGTCGATGTCAACTTCTTCAGGGAAATACCAGAACTTAACAGCAGGGAAGAACAGGTCTGAGTGTATCTGTTTTTGAACGTCAAACCCAGTGTCATCTAGGAGTGTTCCCTCGGTGGGGTCGTTTACCCCTGTACCACCTTTACCCCATCTGTGCTTCTGACACTCATCCGAGCTCGGTTTGTTGTGAACCTTCTGGACGAAGGTGTTCTGTAAGTATAGTGACTGAGCTTCTGGGTCGCCCACCCTTCTGATTGAGGACAACACATGGTCTTGCATACCTGACTCATGTAGTAACCAATTCAATGTTGGATAGACGTTGAGGTCTAACTGAGATAGGATGTTTACACCAGAAATCTTATGGACTGATTTGGGAAAACCATCCGTTTCTTTGATTATCTGTTTACATCGTTGCTCACCAGCAAAGTCCGTTATCGGTACAATCCCTACGTCGTCATACCCGTCAAGACCAGGATGGTCCTTCTTATTGCGCTGGTGGGAGATATTTGCCAACCATACCCTAAACGCATGTAGACCTCGTTTGTTTGATTTGAGGTCATTCAAAGGAAACTGGTCTAGTTGTTTATGGTTGGAGAAGAAGATGTTTTTCTCTGCATCTGTAGTAGGTCGTCCTACTATCGTTTCAAAGATTTTCAGTGAACTCTTGGTGAACCCCTTATCATCAGTGGTCTCATCCAATATCTTTTCTTCTGCCTTGGAAATCTTGTTGATGTCAGTCTTGGATAACTCTTTCTTCTTGGTTAATAGGTTTGTTAAAATCATGTCGTATTGATCCTTTCTGTAATTGTTTCGGTGATACCTTCTTCAAGGGATATAGTAGGATGCCAACCGAAGCTATTTAGTTTGGATGTATCTAGTAACTTTCGCATCATTCCATCAAGGGTTATGGTATTATTATATATAATGCTTCCCTCGTATTTGGCGATTCTTTTTACCATTTTAGCCAACTCATAGATGGAAATGTCTTTACCGAAACCCACGTTGATAGGGTCGTCCTCACTGAAGTATTTCATCAGGTATACAGCAGCGTCAGCACAATCATCAATGTGCAAAAACTCTCTCTTTGGGGCACCTGTTCCCCACAACTCCACCGTGTCCTGGTCGTGTTCCTTCGCATCGCAGATTTTTTGGATTATAGCTGCCATGGCATGACTTGACTCTAGGTCATAGTTGTCATTTGGACCATACAGGTTGCATGGTATACAGGAAATGAAGTTGTGACCACTTTGTCTGCAATACTCTATCAACTTGGTCGCAGAGGTTTTCGCAATCGCATACCCCTCATTGGTCGGTTCAAATGGTCCCGTCAACAAGTCGGTCTCTTTCATCGGTTGGTCACAGTCTTTGGGATACATGCAGGAAGAACCGAAATACAACAGTTTGTCCACACCCTGACCCGCATGGCAATCCATACATGCAAGGATGATATTGAAGGACATTATAACGTTGCAATATAGAAACTCGGCGGGTCTGTTGATGTTATCTTGTATCCCACCCACCAAGGCAGCGCAACAGAATACGTAGTCTGGTTGGTTCTCGGAGAACCACTTGTCAACCTCACTCCGTTTGAAGAAGTTGCACTCACCTGAACTCGCCTTCTGTAGGATGCAATCCTCTTGTTCCAGTCTTTTTACGAGAGCCTGGCCAAGCATACCGGTGTGACCTAAAACCGCAACCTTTTTGCCCTTCATACCAAAAATATCTGTCACTAAATCATATCCTCTATCAGTTTCTTGACATGCTTGAGTTTCGCTTGAAGGGGTTTATGACAGTTGCCTATCAGGAAACCCTCTGAGTCTACCCTCTCGGCATTTGGTGTGAAGAAGGGCACCGAGTAATTCATCCTCTTAATCACGGGTTGATTTAGGAAGTTCCCCGACAATACCGCCCTAGTCTCAATGTCATTCTCTGTCAGTTTCTCAATGACTTCTTTTCTCTTGCCTCCTAGTGGGCCTTTGAGTATGAAAGGAAATGCAAACCAGCTTGACATTCCAGTCTGTTTCTGTATGTCACACCACTCACAATCCCCAAATATCCGTCGGTATACCTGTCCATTCTCAACTCGACTCTGGATTATATTATCACACTTCTTTAACTGTTCCCTACCGATTGCTGCACATATCTCGGTTGACCTCACACAGTAACCAGGCAGGACGAATTTGAAGTTGTCGGTGAATGGGTCGTTTGTCTTTTGATACAAATCATTATCATCCTCAAGGTTCCTCACCCAACCATGTGACCTAAGGGACTTGATATATTGCATAAGGTGGGTGTCATCCGTGACGACCATACCACCCTCGGTTGTCTGTAGGTGGTGTGAGAAGAAGAAACTAAAGGTGCCTATGGTACCATATGTTCCTGTATATGCACCCAGATACTTTGCACCTAGACTTTCACAATTATCCTCTAGGAGAATGAGTTTGTGGTTCCTACATAATTCTTCAATCTGTACATAATTACAGGGGTTGCCCAACAGGTTGACAGCAAAGATTGCTTTGGTTTTGTCTGTTATCAATTCATATAGCATGTTGGGGTCTATATTCAAGGTTTCTTCATTGATGTCACAGAAAACCAACTTGAGACCGTATTGGTGTAGGGGAAAGTATGAGGTGCCCCAACTAACCGCAGGGACAATGACCTCGTCACCGGGGGATAACGCACCCGCTTCTATCAAAGCACCGACTGCCAACAGGTTAGCGGAACTCCCACTGTTGACCATTATGGCGTGTTTCACACCAAACTTTTGTGCAAACTCAGTCTCAAACTGTTCTATCTCAGGACCCATTGTGTGTTGACCGCTGTTGACCACACGTTGTATTGCGTCTTTTTCGGCTTGGGTCCAACTACTTATTGCAAGAGGATAATACATATCAGTCTATAAGGCTCACGAAATAACTGTTTGGCAAAACTTTAACTATCCCTTCAAATAGTCTATAACTATATTCTACGTTACACACTTCTGTTTTAGGTCCAGTATATAGGTCTTTATCGAAAATACCAATATATTTATCAGGGGGGATGAGAGTTGCTGATAGAAAAAATGTTGATAGTCCACCATAAATTCTCTCTGCATTGACAGTAGTATACCAATCGTCTATGGGATTTTGTATGAGGTAGGGACTACCAGTTTCTAGTGCAATTTTCTGGACGAGTATTGGGTCGTCACCGTATATTGTACATTCATAGTCTCTTGCTATATCACAATATACCTCCTCAGATACGAATTGATTGTCTGTGCCTCTCACATGGAGTAGTGACTTTACCTTTGCATGTGTTGTGTTGGGTTTAAGGGGTATAAATTCTTCCGCAATTCGTTCACGGTGTTTGTAAGAATATTCAAAACAGGGAGCACAAAGTTCAAAAGACTTTTGTATCGTTCCTGAAGTATCTATTTCACAAGGAATAGGAAGGTCGAATAACTGGGATACGTAATCAACTTGAAGTTTAGGAACTCCTTCAACAGGACTAATTAGGATGTTGTCATACTTATACCCATGTTCTATCACGGTTGAAAATGCATGATATAACAGTAATACCTGAGTTCCCAATCCACCACGGAGATATAATGTTTGTTGAGGTATTAGCGTCAAAAAAGTCTCTCCAACAATGAGTTGACTCTATGAATATACGTGTGGTCTGTTTTCACCCTTTCTCTAAAGTTGTTCGCAATCTCCTTACGTTCACTTTCGTATTTAAGATAATAGTTACACGATTCAATCATATCTTCTGGTGAATGTGAAATTATCACTTCTCTACTTATATCGAAATACTCTAATATGCAGGGGTTGTTGTCACTGATGGCAAACCCTCCTACCATACCAACCTTGAATACCCTCTCACTTACATGGGTGGGGTGGTGCTGTACGAAAGGTAACTCATGCAAACAGATATTGATTTTACTCGACGCAAAGATGTGTCCAACCTCGTTATCTGGTAAGTATCCCCGTGACCCATAGGGCCAACCTGTTCCATATATGTGCAGTCTGTCACCAAATTCTTCCATCATGGGTTTCATGTACTTGTCTAGTTGCAGACCCTTACTGGGCCACCACCCACCGACAAACGATATGTCAATATCTTGTTCAACATCATCTTGGGATTCCACATATACTGTGCTGTCTGCTGCTAAGGGCCAACTCATGACGGGCACTCTCTCAACCCACCACCTGAAACCATAGTTGTTTACTTTATCTGTAAACGCATGGAGAATGAGGTCTACGAATTTCGTATTTACTAACTTTTCTTCTGCGGGTAACCCGGGTCTTGCCTGATAGTGGAAGGGTTTGTTCTTCTCAACGATAGACATTGGAATGTCCAACAGGTTAAACATGGTAATCGAATCGGGGTGTGTCTCCAGTGCTACCTTCAATCCATGTGTGTTCTTATACCTTTGTAACACACCAAAACATGCGTTAGTAATCCATAGTGCAGGGCTATACCCCGGTTGGTTTCTCACATGACCGAGGAACACATCTGGTTGAAAGTCGTTGAGTATCTTTTCCAATGATTGTGTGTGGACACCATCCCAAGTCTCTACTTCGTGACCCGCTGCCAAGAAACCATTGATGATTCCTTCTTCAATATATTTCCTAGCCGTGGTGCTCCCCTTCTTGAACCAACAGTAGAGTATCTTATGTTGCGTCATGGAACTCTCGATTCTTGAAGAACAGTCCGGTCTTTTGCATAAAGGGTTTCAGCATAGTGGCATGGTGTTGTCTAATCTTGACAGACTCAGTAAGGTCACAATCGAAATTATATTTATCAAACTTCTCTATCCAGTATTCTGGGTCTTGACAATTAACATGATAGTGTCCCGGGTGACCAGGTGGGGCATGTGTAACGATAGCATACTTACAGGCATTGAAAACCGTCATGTAATTGTCCATATATTTTTCTTCAACATGCTCTAGAAACTCAACAGCCCATGCCAAATCCCACGTCCTACTAATCTCTATAGGGTCTCGGAAGTCATGTATCATCACGTTAATGTGTGGTGCTTTCATAACAAACCAATCACCATCAATACCCATTACGTCAAGACCCCTGTCTTGTGCAATTTCTACCATCTGACCGGTACCACATCCAATATCAACCATACTTTTGATTTGGTATTGCTGTATGAGATACTTAAGGGTTCCCCTGTCCGTGTGGGTCCTATTTAGATGTCCCCCCAAGTGTTGTGGTAAGACTCCATCACTCATGAGGTTTATTCCATCTTGCATATTTTCTTTTCTCAATAATGTGCTTAGGTGCGCTTTTCATGTTACCCACAGAGTCATTATACCATTCATCATTCTCTAACACGTTGTTTTTCCACAAATAATATGTTTCCATTCTGTTAATATCACCCCTTGTGTGGCAAAGGACGAGTATCTCTCTAGAGAAATGTTCTTCACCGAGGTTCTTTACATCTTCTTGGACCACCTTAGACGATGACCAGTAGTCTTTCCAGTTGCTCTCTGACCGTTGTCGTTTGGTCTTCCCTTTGACCTTCCGTACGCTCCAGAAATACTTACGTCCTATATACTTTCGGTTTGTCTTATGATTTGTAATCTTGTATACGAACCCTTGATAGCCATGTTTCAAATCCTCATCAAATACTTTTCCTTCAAACAACCACTGGTTACCCACCGTCTTCGTACCATTCATCATCAACATCGGGTATGGAATCTAAGTCCAAACCGATTCCACTTATATCTGTGATACTGTCTCTAGCCAACTCAAGTGCTGAACTCTTAACATCATTACCGCAGAATGGACACCAATCAGGTCCTTCTGTCACTTCCTCATGGTAGATTAGTGTATATTCTGTAGCACAGAAATGACAAGTTATTCTTTTTTCGTTTTTAGCTGTCATCGTTACCTCTTAAATTAAACATTGACCACTGGTACAGGCAAGTTCCTGAGAACCCTCTGTAGTATCGGTGTTTTCATATTTAGATAATTCAGACCAGTCAATCTCTGTAGGCATCTTTTTTACCATCTCGGTATACGTTTTCTTGTTACACTCTTGATAGGGTGCTTGTCTGTATATATGGTCGGTAGCGGGCAGGAACGTCAGTCCACACGCATTATCAAAATTATTGTACACCCACGCACCGACATCTAACCACTCGTTTTCTTTCACTGTAACCGTTATGGATGGGTTATGTTCACACCAGTTCTGCTGGTATACCAACCACAACTCCAGTTGTTCGATTGCTGACATATCGTGTTTGTATGTTGAGTTGCCTGTTTCGATAGGAAATGAAAACACCGTGGTGTGGTGTGGTTTTGTAACATCGGGTTCATTGGGGACACCAATCTCTTGCAGGAATTTTGTTAGGGGGTCTTTGTTGTCACCCCTCACCGTTCTGATATAATACTGTGAGTGGTCACAGTGGATCCCAGGTGGGCAGTTGACCAACTGGGAGACCGTCCCAGAGGGTTTGACACAGGTTGTGGCAGTTGCTTGGTTGATACCTAACTTCTTTGCATACTCTTTGTTCGTTTCTATTACGTGTTGTAGTAACCTCTGTTGTAACCCCGCTAAGTCACTTTTGGTATCATACAGTAACTTGTTACTCATGATGCCTGTGATAGAGACACCTAACAATCGTTCTTCTTCGGCATTCTCCTGCCATTTCCTTGAGATATACCTGAAATCCGTTAGGGTTGACTGGAATGTGCCTAGGATGGCTGCGACCTTGACCTTCTGGGTAAGGATTTCTTCTGTATCATTTGGTCGGACGACGACTTCTGACAGGTTACAGAACCCTCTCGGTCTGAGAATGATTTCACCACAGGGATTAACACCAAAATCATGGTCAACCTCCCTCTTACCTGCCTTGCCTGCTTGCTTGACTGCCGCTTGCCTGTTGAATATACCACGTTCACCAGACTTGGAATTGTATAGGGACAACCATTCTTCCATGAAGATACCTATATCAGGTTTCTCCGTATAGGCAGCAGAGTTGTTTGCCAGTGACCTCTGCATGTTTTCCTCCCACCATTGGCCAGACTTTGCCATCCTCATACGGTCATCTGAGAGGTTGGAAAGTGATATTAGTGCGGCTCTCCTGACGCCACCAACCACCACAACGTCGGCAACTTTACAAACAATGTCATGACACTCAAGAGATGTTAGTTTTCGACCTGGTGCGTTTGTAAACATGCGAACACAGAAATGGAACAGGTCTTCTAACGGTTCTGGTCCACTTGCACGACCTCCAAAAGTTTTTAGAGCAGCACCACCGGGTCTTATCCGACTTAAATCCCATCGGGGTACTTGACCACTGTATAACAGTTGAATGAGTTCCTTGAAAGCCTTAGCCCAACCTAGTTTGGAATCACTGACAACGATGGTCGTGTCGGTGTCAAAAAACTCCTCAGCAACCGCAGGTAACTGGTTAATGTATTGGCGTTCTACAGAGAACCCTACCCCCGTACCGTTCATCAAGATGTATAGGATTTCATCAAAAGACCTGGGGTTGTCAACGGTGACATATGAGCAGTTATACCCCGCTATGTTTTCCCGTTTCAGTGCCTCTCCTGCTGTCATGAGACACCGCATGGAGGGCATTGTGTGTAGGTTTAGTATAGAGTCTTCCAACTCTTTACGTAGTTTGGCTGGTAATTTATACTTGTTGTTTTCTAGGAGATGGTCCTCAAAGAAATCGAAGTATCTGGCTACTGTTTCGGGCCACGTTTCTCTCCGATTCTTTTCCCACAACCACCGGGAGTATCTTGAAAGGTATATATATTGCTGGTATAGTGTTGGCAAATATTCGTCCATATATTCATTTCCCTTTTCATAATCTAACATTTCTTCCAGGCGTTCAATCTGTTGACCGCATCTAAACCCGAAAACGTATTTGCATGTATTATATCTATAACACTTTTCGAGTCCATCCCCGATAAAATCATCTCATTCACATCTTTTTTTCCAACCGTGTCGGGCCAAATACAGACCTTGAAGTGGTTTTCGATACTATGTTGCATGATTTTGATAACGTCCTTGTTCCTGTTCTGGTTGTCGAAAATCAACGTGCATTTCTCTTTGGGGAGAACCCGTTCTATCTTCTTCAGGTCACTACCACCAACTGCGATACAGTTGGGTAGGAACAACGAGTCTATAGGACCCTCAACAACATATATATGTTTCTCAATGTCTAGGGTATTCAGACCATAAACCATAGGAACCTGGTCTGGCCATGAGCCGACGCTCAGCGTCAGATACCGTAGTTCCTCGTCACCTAGGGCTCTGCATGAAATAGCAAACAAGTGTCCTTTTTGAGTGAAAAAGGGCATGACTAACCTAGGTTCTGTGCCATGTATCCTATCCTTGTATTTGGGGAAAACCCTTTTCAGCTTACTGATGTCGTCTATATAGTACAGTTGTCCGAACTTTCCCCGCGGTATGTGTCGCCCGAGGGCATACTGTATTGCAAGGTTATCGTCTGGTAATGTGTCTAAACGCTGCAATATACCATCTAAAAGTGTAACTTTGGTGGGGTTTTTGAATTCAGGGGATTTATAGTACAGACCAGGCGCCTTTTTCCCCGTACTCTTAGATGCTGAGTTGCTACTCTCCTTGAAGGTCTCCATACAATATTCTGAGTATATTTTGCCATCCAGACGTTTCAAGAAGTTCTTAAAACTCTTGCTGTAACCACAGTTATGGCAATGGACGAAGTATGACCCCTTCCGTTCAAAGAAGTACATCCTCGCTTTATACTTGTTTTTTTGAGAATCACCACAGACAGGACACCTACAATTGGCTAAATTGTTGTCTTTCCACTTGAATTGTTCAAGTTGAACTGAGATGTTATTTAGAAATTTCTTGTCAATCCAAATAGTCATGTAATAATGCCCATCTTATAAATATCTTATAAAGTGTATTATACTATAAAAAGGCGAGTTTGTCAAGATGCTAATGCAAAAATTACCCAAAATTCATCTAATTGTTGGCACCATCCTTAGTGTTTGTGCGCTGGTTGGTGCAGGAATGACGATGTACACTCATTTTGCGAAGGAAATGAGGGTCCAGTTACTAGAATGTAGGGTCATCAATTCTGTAATCGTGTTGACCAAGAACATCAAGCGGAACGACCTCAAGTCCGAACGGATGTCCATAAGGGACAGACTGGATGATGAACTCATCTCCGAGTTGGATAAAGTCAATTATGAGGATAGGATTGTGGATTTGACGGGTGAGATTTCAGCAATTGGCACCAGCATACAACAAATAAAGGACGAAAAATGCGTAGAATAAAGGTTTTATTGGTAATGCTGTTTATATGGGTGGTTGTTCCTAGTGTGACCTATGCCCAACCAGACTGGGACGACGTTGAGACTGAACTGGATGAGTTGGATGGAGAGTA